AACTGCAGCGTTAATTCTACGATTTGCGTGTTTGTTGATCTTCTTAACAATAGCAGCAGCTAAAGCAGAAGCATCTGTGCTAGCAGCATATACTTCATAAGTATGAGTAAACTGACCCGGAGCTTCATACATATCTTTGTAAACCATTCTCAGAACGTATCTGTGACCAGCTACGATAGTTGCATCAGTCAAAGTAATAGTAATTTTATCCTGAACAGGAGCAACATATTCACCAATAACAGCACTAGGTTTTGAATCTTTCTTGATTTCATTACCAAATTTGATATTAGCTTTCTGAGCAACTGAACCATCAGGCATAGTTACATTAACTTTATTCTGAGCTACACCTACATACAATGAAGTGGCGTTAGCAGCTTCAGCGGCAGTTTTTAAGATAGCTCTATTCTGGTCGAACAAAGCAACATCACCTACAGCCAAAGCATCAGCAGTAGTATATGATGCAGGGATATTTTTACCGATCAATACGATATCTACGTGTTGTAACATAATTTAAATTTTATTTTTAGTTTAACATAAATGCGCGCTCATGTAAACTTAGTTCATCTTCTACTTTCCTTATTTCAGATTTCCACGTCAATGAACGCATTAGTCTTTGTCAGATTTACCTGACTATTGCATAGAAGCAGCTTGCTGTATATACATCATTACTGCTGCATCTATAATTTCTTGGTGAGTATCAACTGGCATTTCAGTGTACTCTTCTGTTAGATTATTACCTAAATCTTTGGCACTCCTTAAGTAAGTTAACTGATATTCGTCTATACCATAGTTTCCATCAGTTATCAACACGATATTACCGTCTGTATATAATCTAACTGGTCTAGCTTGATTGTGATGTAAATGGTATTCTGATAAGCTGTTACTTAATATTCTATCTACTGTTTCAATAGTAGCTTCAATAACATCTGTAGATTTAGAAGCCAATTGTGGGCATCTATCATTATATATATTGATGCTTACCTATTCACCTAAAGTATA